TGTTGGCGCGTAAATAGCAAACTCTTTATCCGCACCCTTATCATCAAAACCAACACCAATACCTAGCATTGACGCTTCCATTAGGAACGCAAAAGGCTTAGCAGGATTATGCTTGGTCATTGACTCAGTAGAAACAAATGAGCAGTTCTGGAGAGCCGCGGAGTTCTTATGCTCATTAACGAGAGAAGTACCCATCATCCAAAGACCTCGACCTGGTGGTGTCCACTTAAGAGTAAATAAGCGGTCAAATGCTTCTTTAGCCGACTCTAATGCTTTATTACCGTTCCATGGCAGACGGTTAGACTTACAGTGGTCTTTCTGGATGGAGTACATACCCTCAATCACACGGCGACACACATCTACCCAAGTTTCCTTAGTACCATCTTCTTTTAACCGAGAGTAAGTACGCAGGAACGTAATCTCACCCACTGCGTTACCACCAGCATCTTGGTATCCCCAAGGAACAGGCTTCTCAGAGTAAGAGTTAATAAAGTCGTCAGGTAGCTTGAAAGAAAGCATATTTTATCCTTTTATATAGTTAATTTAAGAGTGGGTAGTTTCAGTGTATTAAAGGGGGCTGTTAGTATATAACAGTTAGCCCTCAACAGACTGCTGAATTATTCTAGTGGTTTGATTTTCATCAAGTCCACCATTAGGTAATTCACTTAGGTGCTGAGCCTTTTCACCGAAAATCTGTGACAAAACTCCTCCGCCATTTTTGGCTTCGACAGTCATCCTAACAAAAGATGAAGTATCTTCCAAATCCTTGATGGTTTTTACCATTTTTAGTAGTCGGTCCATTTCCTGACCTGTATTAGGGTCAGGGTATCCACCGTTCAATTCTTCAGAAAACCTTGCAAATGCTACTCTTTGACCCTGCATCTCAACAATAGCAGTAAGTAACGAACGTAATTGCTCTTTGGTCTCTACCTTGATAGGTAAGTTGAAGGAACAGGTAGTCTGCGGCTTAAATGCAGGGCAATTAGCGGCTACAAAGCAAGTGTCACACATCCGCAAACTGCTGGTTGAGGACTTAATAATTGGTACATCTTTGACTACTTCGCGACCCTCTTCATCACGTTCAATTACCGTTTTAATCTCTGTTGCAAACACAGGTAGGGTAGTCATTTCACTGGAGTTACGTACCTCAAGTTTCCGCACCGAAGTACCCTTGTTATCAACTACGGGGAGGGTAGTTTCCGCACTTTTTCCACTAGACGTATTAGGGCTATTAGTATATAACTCTTCATCGTCATATTCTTCTTCAGGCATTAGGTATGGGTTATTAACCATGTTAAATCGCTCCTCAAATTGGTCATATGACCAGAGGGCTAGTTTAGCAACCTCAACGGGGTCATCTCCCATAATTTTATCAAAATCTAGACCAGCTTTCTCATAGACCGCTTTATATCTAGGTCGGGCTTGGTCTTTCATCTTTTTTGGGTATCTTACTAACTTATTACCATCCCATACAATAGTCTCTCCACGCATCATAGGGCTTAACCACGACTGTGTACTAGCGGTTTCTACTGGAACCTGCCGTAGGTTATCAGGTTTAGCACAGGCAATAGCATGAAAATGGGTACCGTATTGTGTCTTGATGGAACGTACCTTTGAAGATAATGAAGTATCTGATTCCAGCATTGCATATGGAATCCCGATATTCTTATACTCCTGAGCCAGGTCTACAATATCTGTATAGGTATCATTAGGCTGTAATACTACCCAGAACTTGTCGCCTTCATCGTTCCACGCTGCCCCACGCTGTAACTCCGCTAGCCCTGGGGCTAGTAATGGGTGGTCTAACTCCATAAATGAGGTAATTCTATCTATGTTCATAGACAGGAAGTGTTCGTATTCGGCTAGAAAATCCTCAAAATCTAATGGGCTAAGCGTAGTACTATCTGGAATCCCAGGATGTACATGGATACTCATATACTCTGGGAAGTAATTAGATAATAAATACTCTTTGTTTTTTGGTAAACCGCGCTGTTTTAATCTCCAAAATGACACGCCAACATTTTTAACGCCCATTTTTTCCATGATGACACGGTTGCTAGGTACATCTGCGCCTAGATATACTAGCTTCATTAGGTTTCCGTTCTTGGGTCTTCCGAATACAATTCTTGCTGTCTATCTAATTCATTTATTATCTCGGTCCATGACCTGATACCCTCTCTGGCATCTGGTCTAAACTCTGGTCTCGAATATTTGGCGCTGATAAATACTAAGGTAGTAAACCCACGTTCTAGTAATTCTTTTGCCAGGTCTGAGTCCTCTGTAACAACTAGGTCAATCTTACCTTTTGACTGGCAATCTAATACTTGTTGTAACTTTGGGTTATCCGATTTAATATTACTAGGTCCCATGATGTCATCTAACTTAGCATTTAATGTATTAGCCTTGAACCATGCTTCTGCTTTTTCTTGGTCTTCAACTAGCACAAGTACTCTGTTTACTTCATTCATCCCTTTATACAGGTTCAAACCCTCAAAAATTGGGGATTTATCATGGGTCTTACGAAGGACACCATCAAGAAATATTAGGACCGACACGCTGCACACCTGCGACCTTGACCTGGGGTTATGGTAACTGTGGAGGCTAATGAATTACACCCATTACAAATCATCCATACTTCTTCTTCATCAGAATCATGTGATGCCATTATTGTAACTGCTCCAATCCCGTACCTGCTTCGTTATTAGAAGCCCATGAGTCATAGTGTATTTCATCTAGCCAAAGAAGTTTATGGTGCTGTAATACTGCTCCTGTATGGGCATGGAGTTTAATACCAGCGGCGTTTAACTTAGAGCAGAACATAAGGTCTTCTGATAGCCACTTATTACCGCCAATAGGACCGTCTTGGAACCAAGCCCAATCATGTAGTTCTGGTCCAGCAATGTCGCGTAGTTTTTGCAGTGCTGAACGGTGCATTAGCAACGCGCCTGTACCAGCAGCAGCTACTTCTACTACTTCATTCTTAGGGTAAGCGTCCCACGGTTGTAAACCGCTTTCCTCAGTATTAGTGAAAATAAGTGGTACTGGACGTAGGTTAGGACCAGACCATAACGCGGCAAAATATAAACCTGCTACAACAGGGCGTTCTAATGCGTCTGCTGTTGAACATAGTAAATCAAAAGTAGGTACTGAAATTCTTTCATCACAATCAAGCATGAGTAACCACTCATCTTCTGTATTATCTAGGAAGTGCTTGACCATAATATTACGGCTTTTAGCAAGTAACCCTGTGCCCTCTACGCAGTAGAATGAGCCTACACGCTTAGGCTTTTCACGGATAATCTGCATAATGCTGAGGGCAAACTCTGTGTCCACTTGATGCGTGTGGCACCAGCCAATAGCTACAGTATCTTTTGCTTTCATTTATAACTCCAATTAGTAGTCTAGTTATTATTAGTTAATACGTGATGCCCTACGGATTAAGGTATCTACATCAGGTAACTCTACACCATAAGTCTCTGTAGCAAAAATTGTATCCGCTTTTTTTGAGGCTTGTTTTAGTTGTTTTAGTGCTTGGATAATTCCAGATTGCTTTCCTGCTTGCCAGCGATAGTTTGCAAAGTCTGAATAGCCTTCTCCGCCTTCGCTAAATGCTGACCCACGACCTTCATGAATCATGTCAAACATAGCGGCTCCCTGCTCTACGATATTACGAAGTGCAGCTTCATTTGATACTCTAGCTGGGGTCCCTACCGAAGTACGCACCTTTTCTAATGCAATTCCATAACGTTTAATTATTTCTTTTGCTGATTCTACGTCTCTTGCCGTAGTTTGGTCCCACTCAGGATTTATTGGAGCTACTAGATTTTCTGGCGCTATTGTCCAGGTATCATCTGTTACTGAGTACGCAGCATATGGCTTATTCTTTGTAATATCGTTTTGCACGTTTACATAAAAAGTTAATTCATAAGTATCCATAAACGACTCAGTACGGGGGTGTAACTCGTTCTTAAATCCCTGATTAAGTTCTGCGGCAATCTCTCTATCTGACCAGCCCTTGTACTCTTGATTAGACTGACGGAACTGAACATAGTTAATTCCAACCAAACAATCTAGGTCTGCTGGTTCTCTATGTGCCATCCAATTGTATGAAACTCCAGAACCCGCTAACCAGGCAATAGCCCAGGCTTCTGGTTCGTTGTACCCTAGCTGTAAGTGGTTAAATAATAAAGAAAGTATACCGTCACGTACATTAGACTTTAATTTATTATCAGAAAATAACCGTGGGTCTAGTTTTGATGCTGACTTACTAAAATAGGATGTATCACCTGGGGTTATATCTACTTGCTTTGCCGAGGAACTCAGCGCCTCGTAATAATTCATTGGACTAAGCCCTTCTGGTGAAACGTACTACTCTATTTTACTACTTGTCTAAGCCTTTTTCTTGGTTGAACATTTTCATGTTAAAGGACTTAACTGGACAGAAATCGCACAGATAAACCTTTGGACCACCAGATGACTCATAATTACCCAAACCAGCATCTTTACGTTCTGCTGTTGTTTCTGGCTTTAACCGCTTTTTCTCAGACCTATAGTCCGCACATTGACCTTTAGGGCGGTTGTGCTCTCCGTAACAGGTCATTGCGTCTTCTGCGAATGTCATTTTAGTTGCATAGAAGTTCTTTTGAAACGCGTCCAAACCTTCTGAACCGCCGCGAATCTGCTTGACAATTTCTTCTTGAACGCTAGGAACAGCCCAGTACTTAACTGGGAACTTAAACAACAAACCAATGTGTTCGGTTGGTTGTTGGTGCTTCTGCACTAGAATGTTTAGAAGAATGTCATCATCTGGGTTACCATCCCAATCAGGCAACTCTTCGATTGTTTTACAATTACGACAAACCAATAAACGAATCATTGGCTCGTCTTTATTAAATGATGACGACTTTAAATCTACCGCTTTTGAAAAATCCATAAGGATATCCTACCATATAGTGTTCCGATTACAAATTGAGTGGGTTTAGAAACCTTTTGCTTCACAGCTTGGGCAAACTACGTCCCCAGCAGTGTATGACACTGTTTCAGGGCAGTCTGGAGTAACACATGGAGAATCCGTCTGTGGGGAGGCTTGGTCAGGGTTTCCTGGAATCCAACCACCAGCCTGGCTACCAGGATTGTCTGAACCAGAGGCTGCATTATGGTAAGAAATTCTTGCAGCGTTCATAGCACCACGTGCTCTAGCGCTTCCACCTTTGTGGGCTTCAGCGTGCTTTCTAAAAGCAGCAAGATGCATGGCTAGTGTACTAACTTGTGACTTAACAAACGCATTATCATCTGGCTTACTGTTTACTGCTTTACTCACGTCAACAGCGCGACCTCTAGCAGCATCAACTGCGCCACCTGGAATTGTAGGAACTGGATAAGCGTTAACTATGGCGGCGTTCTCAGCTTTTACCGCTACACGTTTTGTTGCTCTTGCTTCTGATAACGCTTCAACGTCAGCTGTTTCACCAGAACGTGCGGTTT